TCCGATTCGCCGCCCCGGTCACAGCCGCCGCCCTGCTCGCCGCGCCCGCCGCCGCCGATTCGACGCAGAAGGCGATGGAGCTCGGCTCCGTGCTCGCCGCGGAGGAACCCTGCGGCCTCGCATACGACCCGGAGGGGATCGACCGCTGGATCGCCGCCAACGTCGCGGCGGACGACATGGGCTTCGCCTCGACGCTCAGCCTGATGACCCGCGGGATGGCCCGCGACGTGGCCGGGATGAGCGAGAGCGCGCGCCGCGCCCATTGCGCCCAGACCGCACGCGTCGCCCGGTCCTTCGGCTTCATCGCGGAGTAGCCGGCGCGCGCGTCGGCGCGCCGCCGACCGCCGCGTGCCAGCGCGCCGCCATCGCCCGCAGCTCCGGCACGCTCTGCCGCGCCGGCTTCCGCCGCGCCTTCACCCCCGCGAAGGCCTCGAACTTGGGCAGCCTCTTCACCCGCCCCAGCGCCTCGCCATGCCAGGCGAGCCAGGCGCGCCCCTCCTGCTCGCGCGCCGCGCGCAGCCCCGCGCCCTTCAGCGCCGCGGAAAGCTCCCGCGGCGTGACCGTCCAGAAGGCGGCGGGCGGCCACCCGGCCGCGCACCATTCGGTCAGGAGCCGGAGCCAGTCCCATCCGCCGCCCCCAGAGGGTCCGCCTGGCCGCCTCCGCCGCCGCCGGATTGCCGCGTCGGCATCGCCGCCTGCAGCGCCGCGCCGACCGCCGCCGCCGTCTCGGAGAGGCCGAGCAGCCGCCCGGCCTCCGCTTCCGTGATGTCCGGATGCCGGGCCGCGAGCCCGGCATGGAACAGCGTCCGGAGATCGCGCGCGGTGGGCTCCTTCAGCCGCCCATCGAGGGCGGAGATCGGGGCGCCGAACCGCTCCTCGATGTTGCAGAAGGCGTTTACGTCGAAGACGAGCACCCGCTCGACACCGTCGTAGCACGTCACCGCGTGCTCCCCTCTCAGCCGGTTCGCCATGGCGTCACTCCGCCAGCACGGCGGCGGTCGGCTGCGAGGTGGCGGACGTCGAACCCTCGCTGTTCGTCCCGGTCACGATGACGCGGAGCGCGTTGCCGACATTGCCGACGACCGGGTCGTAGGTCCGCGCCGTCGCGCCCGAGATGTTCGCGAAGCCGCCGTCGTCCTCCTGCCACTGATAGGTGAAGCTCGGCCCGCCGGACCACGCGCCCTCGAGCGCGGTGAGCGTCTCGCCGACCTGCGCGATCCCGGAGACGGCCGGCAGCACCGAGTTGGCCGGAACCGCCGCGGCGGTGACGGCGTAGGAGGAGGTCACCTTGAAGGTGACGGTCGCCGTCATCTTGTCGTCGATCGGCACGGTCGGCTCGTAGCCGGTCAGGATGCCGCTGAAGGTCCAGATCACCGCGTTGTTGTAGGTGATCCGGCAGCTCACCCGCACCGCGGCGTCGCGCACCGCCTGGAGCAGCGTGTCGCCGGCGGAGCCCGGCACGAAGTTCATCTCGAAGGAGCATTCGCCCGGGTCGCGGAGGCCGGTGATGAATTCCCGCGTCCGGTCCGGCGAGGCCATGTGGGTCGCGTCGATGATGTCGATCGCGTCCGAGGGCGGCGTGATGCTCATCACCTCGCCGACGCCGGACCAGGTGTCGCCGCCGTCGGTGCTGATCTCGAATTCGGCGCCGTAGCCGATGCTGGCTTCTGTCTCGGGCATGTTCAGCTCCTGTAATGGACCATGAAGTCGAGGGAGACGCGGGCCGTCCGGTCCGCATCCGTCGCGCCGGGCTCGGTCACGTCGCGCCGCCCGGCGAGGAAGAGCCCCTGGAAGACGCCGCCCCGGTAGCCGGAGAGCGCCGCGGCGGCGGCGAGGGCGAGCGCCTGCGCCCCCGCCATCGTCCGGTCGTGGAAATCGACCTGCAGCCGGTCCTCCGCATGGCCGTCCGGCCCGTCCATCGCATAGGTCGGCGCGCCCGAGATGCGGATGATCGTGACGGCCGGCAGCAAGCCGCCCTGTTCCCGCATCCCCCAGCTCACGCGCCCCCCGGCACCCGGCAGCGCGGCCGAGAGGAGCGCACGGAACGCCGCCTCCATCAGCCCGCTTTCGCCTTCGCCGCCCGCCGCGCGGCGGACCGCGCCGCCTTGTCGATGTTCTTCGCAAGAAGATCGGAGATCCGGTCCAGCGTCGGCTTCTTCTCCGCGTCCCAGGCCGGCCGCAGGAAGGGCTGCGCGCCATGCTTCGCCGAGCCGAACTCTTGCAGGTGCGCCTGCGGCAGGACGCCGGCGCCGAGAAACATCTCGACCGCCGCCCGGTCGTCGCGGAACATCCGCCTGTGCAGCTTCGCCTGCCGCTTGCCGAGTTTGGAGGAGAGCCCCATCGACTCGACCAGATCCATCTCGTCGACCGGCGCGAGGCTCGCCGCCTTCAGCAGCATCGGCTCCGCCGCCGCCTTCAGCGTCCGCCGCAGCACGCTCTTCCCCGTCCGCTTCGAAAGCTGCGCCAGCGCCCTTTCCAGCTCCCGCAGCCCCTCGACGCGCACGGTGACCTTGCCGGCCATCAGACCCCGCCCCCGTCCGCCCGCGCCACGGCGAGCAGCTCCAGCCCCTCGCGCCGCCCGATCTCCCGCACGCCGGTGATGTCATAAGTGAGCCCGTCCAGCCGCGCCCGGTCCTTCGGCCCGATCCCGGCGGCGGCGGACGACCAGCGGATGCGGAACCCGGAGGCCGAGGTCGCCCCGCGAACCTCCTCCGCCGCCATCCCCGGCCCCTCGCGCAGGGCCTCGCGGAGCGGCCTGTCGACCTTCTGCGCCCAGACCGTCATCAGTTCCGACCAGCTCTCCACGAGTTCCCCCAACGCGTCCCGCGTCGCGGTCGCCCGAAGGATCGTCAGCCGCCGGTCGAGCCGGCCAGGCTGCAGCGCCATCTCAGATCCGCCAGGCCCGGTGCGGCGCGAGGAGGGACTCGACCCCCATCGGCAGCGGCGCCAGCGTCGCCAGGTCCGCGGCGTGCCGCCGGTCGTGCCAATGCGCCGCCAGCATCGCCGCCGCCCGCCGGATCGTGGCGGGAACCGCCGCCGGCGTTTCGCCGTAGCCGCAGCGCCAGAGCACCGTCACCGCGTCGTCCCGCGAAGCCGCCGCCGGCCAGGCGGCGCCCTCCACAAGTTCGACAAAGGGCGAGAGATGATCCTCGTGCCCGCGCCAGAGCGCGGAGGAAAAGGTCTGCGCCACGCCGGCCGCGTCCCGCCAGGAGATCGACGTGACCGAGACCAGCGGCCCGAGCGGCAGCCGGAGCCGCGTCCCCGCCGGAAAGGCCGAGAAGGAGACCGACCAGCTCTGCGTCACCAGCGCCTTGCCGACAACGCCCTCCCATCCGTCGAGATGCTGGACCGCCGCGGCGGCGTAGTCGTCGAGGAGCTCGTCCTCCTCCGTCGACTCGATCTTGCCCTGCGCCTTCAGGTCCGCGCGGGTCAGGAGGGAAGCGGCCGGCGCGACGATCCGCACCGGCCGCATCATCCGCGGCTCCATCAGCCGCCCTTGCGCTTCGCGACGGCCGGCGCCGCCGCCTCGGCCGCGGCCTTCGCAGCCGCCGCGTCCGCCTCAGCGGCCGCCGCCGCTTCCGCCGCCTCGGCCTGCGCCAGCGCCTCGGCGAACGCCGCCGCCGCGGCGATCTCCGCCTCCGTCAGCTCGACGGCGACGCCCCGGCGCAGCCAGCGCCGGGCGAACGCCTCGTCGAGATCGTGCTCGGAGCCGGCCTCGAAGACCGGCCCGAGCCCGCGCCCGCCGGTCTCATAGACCGTGCGGGCGGTGAACCGGATCCGCACCGGATCAGTCCACGATCGCGGAGGGCAGGGCCTCCTTGCCGTAGCGCGCCGGCCAGAGCAGGTAGAGCAGCGCGCCCTCCTGCGCGTTCGTCCCCACATCCGCGACATTCGCCTGGATGCAGTCGAACCCGTCGGAAAGCTCCTCCGCCAGCACGTCGAAAGCCCAGATCGCCTGGACCTCCGCCGAGGTCGCGTCAGTATAGGTCGCCGCCGCCGCCTGCGTCACCTTCGTGAACGGGCCGACGGCGGTCAGCGTCCCCTGCTTCACATAGACCTTGTCGATGACGGCGAGGTCCTGCGCGTCGGTCCCCGCCACCGCCTTCGCTTCGCGCAGCGTCAGGACCGGGTCGTCGCCCGCCGTGCCCGCGCCCTTGAAGAAGAGGATCGTGACGCGCTCGTAGTTCTTCAGCGACACCCAGTCGCCGCTGTTGGCGCCGGTGGCGAGGTTGACCGGCACGAAGCCGGAAACGATCTGAATCTGCTGGGCA